TTCCTGAGACCGCTTGGAAGAGTTGCTCCCCGATAGCTCAGCGGTAGAGTAGGTGACTGTTAATCACTTGGCCGTAGGTTCGAATCCTACTCGGGGAGCCATTACACATTCCCAGAAGGTCCGCGTTGTTCCCAAAAAGGCTTGATTTCCGCGCCTTACGACAACAGTACCTACCCCTCGAAGCCCCGTTGTTCCCAAGAGTTCCCGCATCTGGTGGGGGCCGTGCGGGGGCTTCGGGTTCTGGCACTGGGGGCCTCCAATGTTGACCGATCGCGAGTGCCGCTCAGCGCAGCCGGAGGCGAAGCCAAGGAAGCTGCCGGATCAGCATGGGCTGTACCTGCTCGTCTCGCCCACCGGACACAAGAGCTGGAAGCTCAAGTACCGCTTCGCCGGGAAGGAAAAGAAGCTGACCTTCGGGCCATACCCGGAAGTGAAGCTAAGCGAGGCGCGGGATCTGATGTTCGAAGCTCGCGCGCTATTGCGCAAGGGGCTCGATCCGGGAAGCCCACGGTCCAAGGCCTCCGGCGAGGCCCCCACATTCGCCATGGCAGCCACCAAATGGCTGTCGCTACAGGACGAGGGCTGGAAGCCAAAGCATGCGCTGACGGTCAAAGGCAGGGTAGAGGAGGATCTGCTGCCGGTGCTGGGCCCGATGCCACTCGCGGCAATTCGGCCGGCCGATATCCTTGCGATTCTCGAGAAGGTGCAGGAACGCGGTGCGATCGAGATCGCTCACCGGCTGCGGCAGTACGCCTCGGCGATCTTCGAGTGTGGAATCGCGCTCGACTGGACGGAGACCAACCCGGCCGCATCGCTGAGCAAGGGTCTGATCCCGGCGCGATCGCGCCGCTACCCTGCCCTGACGAAGATCGAGGACTGCCGGGCGTTTCTGCGCGCTCTCGAGGCCGAGCCCTGCCAGCCGGCGACCCGGCTTGCGTCGCGGCTGTTGGCACTTACGGCCGCGCGGCCGGGCAACATCCGCTTCGCCCAGCGAGACGAGTTCGAGGGTCTGGACGGAGCCGAGCCGATCTGGCGCATCCCGGCCGACAAGATGAAGCTGGAGCGCGCGTTCGCCGAGCAGGAAGCGTACGAGTTCATAGTCCCGCTCGCCCCGCAGGCAGTGGACGTGCTGAAGGTGGCGATCGCGTCGGCCGGGCGGCGCAAGTACCTGTTTCCGTCCAGCCGTCATTCGCACCGACCGATCAGCGAGAACGCGCTAAGCACGAACTACAGCCGTGTGCCGCGCTACGGCGGGAAACACGTGCCTCACGGTTGGCGCTCGAGCTTCTCCACCATCATGAACGAGCGCGCCTCGGATATGGACCGGCCGGGCGATCGGGCGATCATCGACCTGATGCTGGCGCACCGGCAGGCTGGCGTCGAGGCAACCTACAACCGTGCAGCTTACATGAAGCGCCGGCGCGAGATCGCTCGCGAGTGGGCCGATCTATTGTGTCAGGGCCTCTGCGATCCAGAGGAGCTGATCGAAGGGCCGCGCAAGCGCTGATCGCGCGAGGTGCCGTATGACGGCGCTTCCCGAAGGTCCTTGGACCATTGAGCCCGGTGCGAACTCACACCGGTTCGACGCGCGAATCATGGCAGGTGGTGCCTGCATCGCCTTTGCGGAAGGCGATGTCATCCGCGACGATGACGGCGATATCGTCGGGATCGAGCCCTCCTCCGCGACGCGCGCGATGGCGGCCGCCTACGACCTCCTGAAGGCGGCCGAGGAATTCCTCGAATTCTTCCAGAATAACGATGACGACCTCGCGATCGGCGAGGAGATCAGGCTCCAGGAGAACCTTCGCGCCGCCATCGCCAAGGCCCGCGGGGGTGCGGTATGAGCGGCCTCGGCACAATGAAGGGACAGCTGCTCGCTGGCGAGCGTCGCACCTACCAGCCGGTGCGCCGCGATAGCTTCGACGTCGAGGACAGGCGCGCGCAGGTCGCGCGGCCGAACCCTTGGGGCATGGCATTCGTCGACGGCCTGATGCGCGTGCTGGCCGAGTGGGACGATTACACCAAGGAGGTCGGCAAGCGCCACCGCTTCGGCCTCGCCGGTCAAAAGGTACTGCGCGCGATCCTGTCGTGCTGGGACTTCAAGAAGGGAATCTGCGAGCCCTGCATCGACACGATCATGAGCAAGACCAGGCTCGCCAGGGCGACGGTCGTGCGCGCGATCCGCAACCTCGAGGCCGACGGCTTCATGGATCACATCCGGCGGACCGAGCGCACCGGCAACGCGCCGGGCGAAGGGCCGCAGGTGAAGCAGGTCTCGAACGCCTACTGGTTCGACCCATCCCGCCTGCACAAGCGCTGCTATGATCGTCTGCAGCAGCTGCTGCGCCGCAAGGGCAAGAGCCTTACCGAAAACAAGGTTACATACCCGCGCTTCGAAGGCATCCTCGCGCGACGCAAGGCCGCGATCGTCAACGCCAGCGCCTACAAGGCAGCGTGCTTCAGACGCGCCACAACCCCGGAGGAGCAGGCCCGGATTATCTATCCCGGCGACGAACGCGCGCAGGCCGAGCACCTCGCTATGCTCAAGGGTGCGAGTTCAGTGACTGGCCTGAATCCCCACCACAGTCGAAGTATTCATAAGGAATGAGGCTGCTTGGGGCAGCCTCATGCATTGAATTCGTTTTCGCCCCAGCCTCACCAATAGAACACCACAGGAACAAATCACCCGGCTTCACCGCCGAGCGGCGGCGGCTGCGCCGCCGCAAGGGCTTTGCGGGGGCGAGGAGCAAAGGTTGTGCCAGGCACAGCCCTCGCACCGGCGGCAAATGGCGCGCTTATGGCAGCGCGAAGTTGCTGATAAGGAGCTCGCCCGCTCGCTTCGCGCCGCCGTGGGCAGATGAGATCGAGTACGTGGTATCGATCGGCACCTGGTGCAGATCCGCGAAGATCTCCCGAACATCGGGCGTGTCGTTTATCGAGATGATCGACTTGCCGGCCGCGGCGCGGATCGCCGCCGCCAGTCGTTCGAAGTCGGACCGCACAAAAACCTCCGCCCCGTAATCGTCCTCGCAGCCCCAGTACGGCGGGTCGCAATAGAACAGCATGCCCGGCCGGTCGTACCGCGCGATGAACTGGTCGAAGGGAAGCTGCTCGATGGTGACGCCGGCGAGGCGCTCGTGGATATCGGCGAGCAACGGTTCGAGCTTGCCGATATCGAAGCGCGCACCTTGCGCCTTGTCGACGCCGAAGTTCCGGCCCGCCACCTTCCCGCCGAAGGCGAGCCGCTGGAGATAGAGGAATCGCGCTGCGCGCTGGAGGTCCGTGAGCCGCGCCGGGTCGAGACCCCGCAGCCGTTCGAATTCATGGCGGCTCGACACGCGCCAGCGCAGCATGTCGATAAAATAGGGATAGTGCTCCTGAAGGACGCGGAAGAACGTGGCCACGTCGCCGGAGATATCGTTGATCGCTTCGACCCTCGGTCGGGCGCGTCGGCGCAGGAAGATCCCGCCCATGCCGACAAAGGGCTCGGCGTACCCATCATGGTCGACCTGGGCGATGATCGCGCAGATCCGCTGCGCGAGGTTGCGCTTGCCGCCGATGTATCCGGCTGCAGTACGCACAGGCCTGACGGCCTCAAGAGTTGCATTTGTCACGGAGACAGTCCTTTATCTCCCCGCCCGTTGCGCGGGTGCGGGGCGGCCCAGCTAGGCCAGCTGTGTCGTGACGAGTTCCTGCTCGTCGGTTCGTCGGGGTACCAGCCCGGCGTCCCCCGCTCGCGCGGGTGGATATCAAGAATTCTTTATGTGCCCGCGAGCATCGCTCCCCAGCGGTCGAAAACTTCGCGCCGGCGACCGAGCTGGGCCGAGCGGTTGTATGCTGCCTCGACCTTGCCCTTGCCCGCGTGGCCAAGCGCTGCATCGATGTCGAAGCGCCAGCCCGGGCCCAGATCCTCGTTCATGATCGTCGAGAAGCTGGCGCGCCAACCGTGCGGTACGTGGCGGCCGGCGAAGCCCGCGCGATCGTAAAGCTCCCGGATCGCGCCGGCCGCGATCGGCCCGCCACCGCGGCCGGGGAAGACGAGTGGACCAGTTCGGGTATGGCACCCGCTATTTTCGTCCACTTGCTTCAGCACCGCGACTGCGGCCGCGCTCAGCGGCACCACATGATCGAACCGCGCATCGTCTTTCTTGGCCCGACTCAGCTTCATCCTCGCCGCCGGCACCGTCCAAGTACGAGCATCGAGGTCGACCTCGCCCCAGCGCATCCCGCGCACGGCCGCCAGGCGCACTGCGGTCAGCGCCAGAAACCTGCTCGCGAGGATCGTCTCGGCTCGCGCCTGGTCCCGCTCGCAGGCTGCGAGCAGATCCCGGCAATCCTCGATCGAGGTCAGCGCCGCGTGCGGCCGCGCCGGCGGCGGGCTCAGCATTGCTGCCCCAAGATCTGCAGCAGGGTTTCCGCACACCAGCCCGCGCGCGCGGCCGAACGCGAAGATCTCGGCAAGCCGCTGGCGCACCCGGTGCGCGGAAGTGCGACAGCCGCGGCCGGCGATCGCCTCGATCGCGGCGAGCAGTTGCGGCGCGGTGACGCTGCCGGCAGCGGCGGCGCCCAGCTCGGGAAAGATATCGCGCTCGAGACTGGCAAGGACGTCCTCGGCATGGGCGGTCGACCAAGCCGGAAGGTTGGCCTGGTACCACAGTCGCGCCAGCTGCTCGAGCGTATCGCCGTCAGCGGCCCTGCGCCCGGCATCGATGCCGGCTGCGAGCTGCTGCTTTGCCTTGGCCTGAAGGATCCTCGCGCAGTTGACATTGACCTCGGGGAACTGCCCGAGCGTGAGCAGCTTCTCGCGGCCGCGCCAGCGGTACTTGAGCTGCCAGCTCTTCGAGCCGGTCGGCCGCACCAGCAGGTGCAGCCCGCCTTGGTCGTGCAGCTTGTAGGCGCGCGCCTGCGCGCCGGCGGCTTTCGCCGCGGCGTTGGTAAGCATCTTTCGGAGCTCCGACGAATGGTCTAGTACTGGAACGCCGAGGCGGCGTGGAAAGCTGGGGGACGCTCCTGGAGACACGCACGGCCTGCAGGGTGTTGAAAGCGAGGATCGTGATAGCCGAGTGTAGCCAGCGGGCGAGAAGGTGAAGCCGGTCTAGTGCCCTGCCGCCGGATCGCTGGCGTAGCGCCCAGCCCTCGGTCAACGGCGCGGATAATCCCTCCGCGCCGCCAACGCGGCGAAACCGCGCAACTCTGCGGCTTTTAGGCTGGGTTGCGTTGCACGATACCCCCACCGATACCCCCCTTTTGGGGCACCATTTTCCCGCCGTCGGGAAGATGCTAAGGCCTCAGCGCCCTTCATCTCCTGGGCACGCCGCGCGCAGACGGGCGTTGTGCTGCTGAATTTCGGCGACGGTCTCGTCACTGTCAAAGCTGTTGCCCGGGTCATCCACGCCGGCAGCCGGCGCAGACTGATAGCTGATCGTCCGATCGCCTTGGCACCAGCTGGTCAGGTCACGGCGCGGGGCGATATCGCTCGCAGGTGGATTTGTCCCGGTTGTCGAGCAGGCACTGATCGAAGCGAGCAGCGCTGCGCTCACCAGCAGTGCGAAGGGTTTCTTCAGCATTGTTTGCGTCTCCCAATTGGTCGAGTGTTTGTGCCTGCCCAGCAACCACAGCGCCGAGCGCGCCGGCGTCGGCCGCGACATCGAGGGCGTTCTCGTGGCGGCGATCGGCGACTGCAACGAAAGTCCAGATCGCCGCAACGATCAGGGCCACCAGTGCAATCCAGATCCAGTTCTTCAGGCCTTTGTACCCAGCAGCAGCAAGGAAGGTGGCGACGGCACTCATGATATCTGCTCCACGGAATCAGGATCATCGACAATCACAGGCCGGTTGGCCGTGGATTGCGCGGTCACGCGGTTGTCTGGATCGGGATCGCGGCCAAGGCTGATCGCTGCCGCGCCCCACCGGCCCTTGATGCTGGTCGCCTGCCAAGCCAGACCAAAGGTCATCGCCAGGCAAATGATCGTCACGACCACGAATGGCGCGATCAGACTGTCTCCGGCATCCATCCGCTCGAACCCACGGAATAGGATGACCAGCCCTGCCACCACGGCAAGGCTACGGATCTGTTCGGATCGGAGGCCAATGACCTCACACCAAAGTGCCGCGATGGGCGACCAGAGCCAGCGAAAGAAGGCGCTCGCGGTCTTCACGACCCGCTCACGTAGAGTGCGGCCTCGGCTGCACGGCGGCGGATCAATCCCTTCATCGGTCGGCCGCCAGCATTGACCCACCTGCCGAACTCGCGGGCCGCGCCCTTGAAGTCGCCGGCGATATGCTTGCGAGTGAGAGCCGCGTGCGCGATGGCACCCGTGTTGTAATGGAAGCTGACCAGCGCATCGAACTGGGCCTGACTGGTGGCGCCAATAGCGGAACCGAGCGCCGCGTTCACTTCGCGAGCGAAGCGCTCCAGATCTTCGCGCTTGCGCTGATCACATTGGGCTTGCGTCCATACCGTGCCGCGCCGGATGCGCCCACCGTTGAAGTGGTCCGCTCCGGTTGCACCCCAGCCAATGGTCCAAGGCTCGGCGTCGGTCCCGGGATCCGGATAGGCTTCGACCAGCCCGTCAGGTCGACGGCGTGCGCAGCCTTCGAAGCTCTTGATCAGCTGCTCGCCCTTCACGCTAACCTTGGTGGGGACGAAAGCCCTTTCGGGTTCGCTCGGCGCGGTGGGCTTAGCGCCGCTTTCAAGGATGGCACCGATCGCGTCGACCTCGTCCTGGCGCAGCGTGCTGCCGCGGGCGTGGAGCATTTCACGGATCTTGCCGAACAGATCGGCCGGTTTGAAGGGCAAGGTCATTTGCTGTCTCCGAAATAGAGGGACCAGATTGCAGCGAGCGCGAGGATCACACCTGCAAGGCTTGCAATCCATTTGAGCACCCGGCCGATCCACCCGCCCACGGTGCCGGCGGCGTTATAACCATCGGCCAGCTTCTTCAGCGTTGGAGCGATCCGGACGAGGTCCTGGAGGGCACTGACGGTCTCGGGCTTTCCGAGGTATTCAAGCGTCTCAAGGCCATTTGTGAGCGCCTTGATCTGATCGGCGATCGCGCCGAGCGCAGCGCGGTCTGATTGGTTCATGGCTCGATACCTCCTTCGTGTTCACCCAGCGGAATGCGGCCTGTCAGGACGGCGAGCAGGGCGGTGAGGAAGCGGGTCACGGATACCAGTTCCACAGCGCCGGGTTGCGGCAGTAGGCTTCGCTCTCGGCAAGGGTGAGAGGCGGTCGCGGAATGCGGGCGGGCGCACCGGGAAGGACGACGCGGCGGTTCCAGTCAAGGTGTTCCCGGATGCCAGCGCGGCTGACTACCAGCGTGCCATCAGTGAAGCGCAGCGAACAGTTGGGGTTGAGCCGGAAGTCCCCCGACAGGGCACCCGCCACACCATTTAGGAAGAGAGTGTTAGCTTCGGCCGGCCCGATATAGATGCTGTTTGTATCGCGTGCGGTGGCGGTTTTGTATGCTGTGAAACTCACCTGACTGCTGATGTTGTATGTCGTACCGCCGGCCGTGATCTGCATCACCCGCAAAGGGAAAAGCATGATGTAGATGTTGTAATCGACAGCGAGGTTCGCATCGGCGGGATAGCTCATCGCCCCGTGGTTAGCGTCCCGGTTGATGAGAATAATGTTGTCGCGGATGGTTGAGCCAGCACCGAAAGAAATACTCGGCGCGTTGAAAAATGGTCGGGTCAGCAACAAAGCTGCATTGTTTTCGCAGTTAAAGGTTGTGGCCTCGAAGATATTGATGAGCCCATTGGAGGCCGTGTTACCGCCAGCGCGCGAAAGCAAAAGGCTGTTGCGAACGTGCGCGCGGTTGGCGGTCGATGCAGGAATCGCACTTGATGGGCGACGAACCGGCCCATTCCCATCGCGGATGCCCGACCAGATGAAGCGGTCGATTTCGCAAACGGGCTGCGCGGTGCGAATGTCGATGCCGCCAATCGGATTAGTGGAATCTGCCCGGCTGATGATGAGCGTGTCGGTAAAACGCTGCACCTTGGCGGCGGCCGTGATGGACCCGCAATCGACTGCGACGAATTGCGTCAGCACCACCTCATCATAGTCTTGCCCGTTAGGCGCGGTGGAGCCGTGTGCATAGAAGGCGGAACCATACCGCTCGAACTCGGATGCGATTGCCATGCAACGATTCAACCGCGCCCGCTCTCCCTCGCAGTTGAACCGAAAAGTCGTCCAGGCGATCTGTCCGCCGACCGGGTTGCTGCCCCACCCATAAGCGATGCAGTCCTCGGCATAGCCCGACTTGAAAATGATGTTGTGCTTGTTCCCGTAGGAAGCGAGGCACCGCTTCATGGTGGTGTCATCGCCGCTTAGGATCGAGCCGTGCCCATCAACCTGTCCGGAGGCGTGAATGCCTTCAATATACTGGCTGTCATAGGCCGGATTCGTAGTGCCGCCGCCGTCGCCGTTGAGGCCCACGCCAGCTTTAAGGATCGACGCTTTGTATGTCTTCCCATCGCTGCGCGGATCAGTGCTGCCAAAGGGCAGCACGAAGGCGACCGTGCTCGCTCCCGAGCGGCTGACAAAGAAGACCGAGCCGGGGTTGGCAAGCACCAGTGCTGCCGAAGCGCGCGGGACCAGCTCGCGTCGGGTGCCGTTCGCAGCCACCTCCCACATGGTGTATTGAGGGTCATTGACATAGGAGACGCCAGCCTCCCGCGTCAGCGTCACTTCATAGGTCCCCGGTGTTCCCGCAGATGCCGTAAAGGCCCCCGGCGAGATGGCGGGGGCGCAGTCGATCAGAGGAAGCGCACCCTCGCCAAAGCCGATCAGCTTACGGAAGCCGCTGGCGGGTTCGATAGTCCGGTCGGTGAAAACCGAATTGGCCCGTAGCCCAATCACGCTGTCTTTGGTGATCGACATGGCGAGCAACCCGCCGAGGTTCTGCTTAGCCAACGCCGAAGACAAACCGCTGTTGGCATTGTCTCCATAGAGACTATCGGCATGGAAGCGGGCCTCGGAGAAGCGCTCGGATACCAGCAGGCGTTCAATGTCGGCAATGGCGCGGCGGGGGCCGAGATCATCGGTCGGTTCGCGCCAGAACACATCAGCCGCGGCCGCGCTGGCCTTCGCAAGCACCTGCCCGGGACCACCAGTAGGCGCCGTGTTTGCAATGCTGTTATGGTTCCACGCCGGGGCGGTTTCGAACTCGACTTCCAGCAGCCATTCGATAGCGACCGCTGAGCCACTCACGCCCTCGATACGGAAGAAGCGATAGCCGATCTGGTCGGGGCCACGCGTCGGCTTGATCAGGGCAAAGTCCTGAAAGAACCGCCCGTCGCCGTTGTTCGTCAGGCCCTGCCCCCAGTTGAGGTTGCCGGAAATGTCGGTCCAGTCGACGCCGTCGTTGCTGGCGCGGGCCTTGACTACGCCGTGATTGCGCGTCCCGTCCCACCAAAGGCGAACCGAGTTGAACACGAGGCGCGAGGCGACGCCAAAATCGAAGTCGATAGTGCGCCCTACATTGGTTCCGGTGAAACGGACGCCACCGGTGGTTGATGCCGTGAAGTCCCCGTTAATCAGGTTGGCGCCGACGCCCGACTGAAACGCGCCGGTTGAACTGCTGATCAGGATGCTGTTGCGACGGTCGCCTGTGCCGCGCGCAAAATCGGGCAGGTTGACTGACGCGGTGGTGATCGCCGCCGTCTGGCTATCGAGATCACCAACCCGTAGCCATGCCGTGCCGTTGAAGGTGTAACGGCCATTGTTCGGGATCGCTGCGCCAATGGTCGCAGCAGCGCCGCCAAGGGCAACCTCGCCAGAGACAGCGGTGTGCGCGCCGGCATCCGCTGTCACGGTCGCCCGGTCGCCATTCACCGCGCCGGTGGTGGCGGTCAGGTCGGAGCGAAGAAGCCAAGGAACAGCGTTTGCCGCGCGCTGGCGTTGAGCGCTGGCGTTGGCGGTCTGCGTTGCCCCAGCAGTGTTGACAGAGGCAATCTCTGCGACACCCGCGCTGTTAACGGCGGCGACTTGCGCAGTGCCAGCAGCGTTGACCAAGCCGAGTTGGGTGGCGGCCGATGCGGCAGATGAAGCCGCCGCCGCCGCATTCGCAGCCGAGGCCGCAGCGTCTGCACTGATCGACGCCGCACTCTGCGCCGCGGCCTGAGCATGGCCCTGCGCCGCATCTCGCGCGCCCTCAGATGCGTTTCGCGCTTCACCGGCCGCGCTTGCTTGATCGGCAGCATTCGAAGCGCTCTGGGCCGCAGCGTCAGCAGCCGCCTGGACGGCAGGCAAAGGCGCAGCAGCAGGCACCAGAAAGGCAGCTAGCTGCTCCATCGTTGCGCCATCGGCCTGCCCAAGAATGCCTTCCGGGCCGCGCCAGCGAAGAACAAGCGCGCTCATGCTACGGCCGCCTTGGTGAAGCGGACCAGCGCGGTCGCATCGGTGATGTCCACAGTTCCTCCTGTTGCTAAGATCTTGGCGTCGATCCCATAGACGCCTTCGGCCAGCAGTTCGGTTTCTGCGGCGGTCAGGCTCAGGTTCCAGCCTGCCGGGATGTCGCCAGCTTCGGCGCGCCAGGCGATGGTCAGAGGGCGCGCGTTGAAGGTCGGATCGGGCGAGAATAGGTTGCGCTCGCGGCTGCGCACGATCCATGCCTCAATGGTCGAAACAACCTCAGGATCGCCGCTGACCACATCGAGGGCGACGGCAATGTCTTCGCCTATGCGAAAGGTGCCAAGTAGCATTCGGGTTACTCCGGGATCAGGTTGCGATGATGGTCGGCTCAAGGCTCATGGCATTGCAATTCGGGCGGGCACGCGGGCTTCGGGTCTTCGACCGGGGTGGGCGACGGCTGCGTCGGCGGGCTCGGATCGGTGCAGGCAGCGAGACCGAGGGCGAGGATCAGGGCAACAAAGCGCATGGGATTTCCTTTCATCTGTCGGATCATTCTTCGGTTGCGATCACACCGGTCCGCTGGAACGTCACTGTCCCGTTGATCGCGTTGGTGCGGGTCGTGATGGTTGCGACGAAGGTACGGTCGGCGGTGCCGCCGGCGTTGTCCGTCGACGTGATCGAGCCGGAGACGGTGCGGACGTAGGTCAGGTAGCCATCGCTATCGCCGGGTACTGGCCTCTGGCCGACCAGCGTTTCGATGCCTCCCGTGATGGTCAGCGTGCCCCAATTTGTCGTGGTTACACCGCTGACGGTGCGATTAACCCGGACAACGACAGAGCAGCTGATCGACTTGGACGTGTTGACGAAGAGGCCCGGCGTTGCGCCCCATGCTGTGACGGCCGCCTCCCAATCGGCTTGGCCCCCTGAGGTGCCCGGATAATCGGCAACCAAGCTGCTTTCGACGCTGTAGCTGGTGATGACCTGTATCGGATCACCATTGCTGCCGAACGGGCCAATGGTCACGGACGCCGCCGCTCCGATGTCGGACGACTGTGCCGCGTTGCGCAGAATGCCGGCGCTCAGACTGCCCCCGAAATAGGCATCACCGTTTGTCTTGAGATACTGAATCGCATTGGCTTCGCTGCAGAGCGCCAGGTTGCCTCCGGTCGGCCGCGGACCGAACCATTCCAGGAACTGATTGCTGGTCCCGAAGCCGACCCCGCTGGCCTTGATGTGCGTCCCGTTGTCGAAGATGATCCGACCCGTATTCAGGTCGAAGCGATGAGACCCGGATGCGTTGCGGATGATCCCCGCCGTAGCTTCGCCAATGTTGGCCGTGATCGCTGTAAGGGACGTGACGTTGATCTTGGCCGCCGTCACAGCTCCAGCATTGATCTTGTCGGCGGTGATCGCATTGGATGCGATTTGCGTTGCCGTGACGGCGTTGGCCGCGATCTTACCTGCGATGACGGCATTGGCCGCAATCTTGTCGGCCTCTACAGCCCCTGCCGCGATCTTCGCCGCCTCTACCGACCCAGCCTGGATCTTCACGGCCGTCACTGCGTTCGATGCGATCTTGTCGGCCACGACCGCTGAAGCCGCAATCTTGTCGGCAGTCACGGCAGTGGCGGCAAGCTTCGATGTACTGATCGACGCGTCAGTGATCTGAGTTTGCGTGATCTGCCCGGTCAGCTTTGCCGCTGCGAGGGCGGCGATCTGCGTGTCGGTGAGTTGCCCTGTGACCTTCGAGGCCGCGAGCGCCGCGATTTGGGCGTCAGCCAGCTGGCCGCTGATGTCGACCGCCGGCACCGCGGCCGTCCATGCCGTACCAGTATAGCGGTAGAGCTTATCGTCGGTCGTCAGGAAGACGACCCGGCCTTCGAACAGATTGGTCGTGGGCAAGGTGGCGACGATCTCGTAGCCACCCTTTGCCTTCGTCACGGTCAAAACCTTCTCGATCGTGACCCCAGCAAAAGCCCCGGCACCGGTCCCAAGGATCGTAAGCGATGCGGTGTCTTCGTTGTTATCAAGGCCACCCGTGACGGTGTAAGTCTGTCCGGAATAATTGACGGTGAGCGACTGCGGATTGGCCAGCGTGCTCAGACTGAAGTTGGCGCTGACATCGTCGTCGCCTTGGTACACGCGGAAGCTGCCGGTTGCTCCGGTGTAGCTGGCCACGGCCCCGTTTGCGTAGGCGAAAAGCTGGATTGGGTCATTCGTCAGGAAGCCGCTGACGGCCGCCGCGCCCGGTTCACCATTCTCGCCATCGGTCCCGCGCGGCGCTTTGGCTAGGCTGTAGTTTCGATCATAGTCCACGCCGCCGAAGGTGGCCCGCAGAACCGCGGTCGCAGTCAGCGCATAGGGGTCGCGAACGGTGTAGAGGCCGGTCGTAGCGTTGAACGTGATCCACGGTGCATAAAGCGCGAGCGTATCGCCGGCCTGAACCATCGCACCGAATGCAAGTAAGCCGCTGTTGGTGACACCGGTGTAAGACACCATGCCGGTCGCAGCGACAGGCGCAGGCGTGCCATTAAGAACGGGCTGAGCATAGAGGTAGTGGGTTTGCGTTCCGCCTGCGACGGTTCCCCATACATAGGCTCGATACCATCCATTGCCGACCGAAGTGATACCCGCACCCAGGACGCTGCCGCCAGCGCCGGCGTTCTGCTGGGTGACGGTGCCCGTCGCCAGATCAAAGGTCGCGCCGAACCATTGCGTGCTTGTGATCGTGCCGTAGATGATGCGGGCGAACGTGCGCTCCTCGGCCCGGAAATGAATACTGGCGATGTAGGTCCCGGCCGATCGCGAGGCAATGGCGAGGCGACGGGCCCACGTCGTTGTGCCGGTACTCCCTTCGAATAGCTTGTCGGCGGCTGTGCCGCCCAGCGGGTCAAGCGTGGCGACATTGGCAGTCACCGATGCGCTAAGGCCGGTCCAGTTGTTAAATGCTTCCGGGTTGCCAGCTAGATTGCTGCCGCCGACATTCGCGGGGCTAGTCGATACGATCGAGAACGCGGGGGCAACAACGTCCGCCCCAGAGCGCAGAATCATCGCGCCGCCCGCCTGCGTATAATCACCGTTCAAGCCGCCAGGATCGGTCGGAACCGTGAAGGTCTCTCGGGTAAGCTGCGCGCTGAAGCCAGGTGCGCCGTCGTCACCCTGGGCACCTTCGACCCGGACGGGGACGTTCCATGACCAGTTGACGCCCGGTGCAGAGCGGCTGCCAAAGCTCGACCAGATCGGGTCGCCTCCAGCGGGCACCGAAGCGATGTCTGCATACCAGCTCGAGGGGACCCCGCTTGATGCCGCCGGGGTAGCAGGCTGGGTCGCCGATCGGCGGAAGATAACATCGACCGCCTCGCCGTCCTGAAACGCTCGGTTGGTTCCACTCCATGTCGGCGTCACTGTAGCGCCTGGCGTACCTGTCAGAGCAAAGCCGCGCGCGGCATAAACCGGATCATTCCCGGCAGGAATGGATGAGCTCCAGCCTGAAGGGGGCGTGAGCGCGCCGGTCGTAAAGTTCAGCGATCCGCCGGACGGGGTGGCCGGAGCAGAGGCCGCGCGGCGATAGATCGTGAACTCAGCGACGCTGACGCCAGGTGCGCCGTCGTCACCCTGGGCACCTTCGACCCGGACGGGGACGTTCCATGACCAGTTGACGCCCGGTGCAGAGCGGCTGCCAAAGCTCGACCAGATCGGGTCGCCTCCAGCGGGCACCGAAGCGATGTCTGCATACCAGCTCGAGGGGACCCCGCTTGATGCCGCCGGGGTAGCAGGCTGGGTCGCCGATCGGCGGAAGATAACATCGACCGCCTCGCCGTCCTGAAACGCTCGGTTGGTTCCACTCCATGTCGGCGTCACTGTAGCGCCTGGCGTACCTGTCAGAGCAAAGCCGCGCGCGGCATAAACCGGATCATTCCCGGCAGGAATGGATGAGCTCCAGCCTGAAGGGGGCGTGAGCGCGCCGGTCGTAAAGTTCAGCGATCCGCCGGACGGGGTGGCCGGAGCAGAGGCCGCGCGGCGATAGATCGTGAACTCAGCGACGCTGACGCCAGGTGCGCCGTCGTCACCCTGAGGCCCAGGCTCACCCGCCGGGGCTTTGGCCACGGTGTAGGTTTTGTCGTAGTTCACTCCCGCCCAGGTCGCTCGCAAGGTCGCGGTAGCGAAGTTCACGCTCGGGTCGATGACGCTGTACACCCCCGTAGTGGGGTTCATGCTGATCCAGCTGGTGGCAGGCGAAGCGGCAGCTATGCTGAATGTGGGCGCCAGATCCGTCGCGCCGCGGCGCAACTTCATCTGCCCACCCGCCGAGCTGAAATCGCCACCGCTGCCATCAGCGTCGGTTGGAATGGTGACCGAATCATTGCTGACGATGATCGTCAGACCCTCGAGCCCGTCAGCGCCCGGCGTGCCAGAACCCGCGCTTGCCACCAGCGCCCAGCGCAAGGCATCCGGCGGATCATTGCCAGTGCTTTCGTCGACGATCAGCTGATAACTCGATCCGCTGAAGATGACATTGTCGCCGCGCAGGTAGGTAGTGCCCGCGTCGTAAGTGCCCATCGGCACATTGCGGGTCGCGTCGTCGGCCGGGCGCCCGGGCCCATCGACCTCTGGCCAGAACGGCGCGCGCGCTTCCCGCGTGATTGTGTCGCGATCCTCCGCGCTGTTGGTCAGTGCCGGCGTTGGCGGCGCAACGCCGGTGCGGCCGAGCGCGAAGGCGTGCTTGTCCGGATCCTCGGTCACCAGCGTCAGGGTCACCGTCATGCTGCCCGGATCGAACTGGCGGCGCAGGATCACCGCATCGTGATCGAGGCCGAGCTCGGGCAGTTCAAGCCGTAGGCATTCCCCAGGGCGATAGCCGCGCAGTCGCGGCATCAGAGTGAGGGTGATCGGCGTCAGCTCGCGCGAATTGACCAGCCAGTACGCTGCGAGCTCCGCTGCCTGGTCGACGTCCTTGACGAAGTTGAACGGGATGTCTTCGGCGCGCTCCTGCCCATCCTCGGTGAGGTAGCTCTCGATCTGCACTTGGTCGGCCTGCACCATCGACCAGTTGTGCAGCGGCGAGATGTATCGCGGGCGCAGCGTGTTGAGCCGGTCGCGCCAGCTCTGCATCGCGGTAACTTCCTGCGGCCCATCGGCAAGATCGGCCTCGGTCACGGTGTCGAGCGCGATGCGCGGGCGGTTCCAGTGGAAGCCAAGCACCGCGCCGGAGAAGAGCGGCTCGCCTCCGCCGGCGATGCAGATGTCGCGCAGGTTTTGCCACCGGCGTTGCGCATCATCCTGCGCGCCTTCGAACACGAAGCCGAACATCCGCCAGCCATTGGCGTCGCAATCATTGGCCCAGGCGGCGATGCCTTCCCAGTCGATGCCTTCGTCGGGCAGGCCGACGCCGATCACGCGCTTGTCATTGATGTAGCGGCCGAAGGCATAGGTGCCCGCGTGCAGGGCCGGGTTCTCGCTCCACTCGTATGTGGTTTCGTCACCGAGCCGGTGCGCGCCGGATCCGCCCGGCCGCGTACTGTCCTTGCGCGGATCGTAGACCAAAACCCACTTGGCCACGACGCCGCGCGTCGGCAGGCCCGACGCGTAGATCTTCCCATCCTTGTCGAACTTGTGGTTCCACGCGATCGCCGCCGTGCCGCTCAGCTTGTGAGCGGTCGACCATCCGGGAGGGCTCGCCTGCAACGGCGCAGTCAGCGCCGTATCCGGGCGTGCGCCGAGGCGAGTGTCCGTGGCGAGCCAGCCCGAATAATAGCTGGTCACCGCACCGAAATCGACCTGGGGAGTGATCGGGCCCGCGATCGGTCCGGCGACCGACAGCGCGATCACTTCGAACAGGAACGGGTTTGGCACCTTCTTCAACGTCGGGCCATAGCCAACGCGGTGCCGCATGACGCCGCCGAAGTATCCCTCGCCCATTCCGTAGGGCGATGGCGCGTCGATATCGATGATCGTCTCGGTGACGCTACCCCGAGCCGGCGGCGGCTTTGTCAGCAGCCGCGCGCCGATACCAGCAACGCCGGCAACGACGCCTGCCCAGGTTGCCACGCTGGCGATCGTGCCGCCCAGCGCTGTCGCGGCAAACGCCGCACCGCCGATCGCGCCGATACCGGTCGCGATAAGAGCCACCGCGCCGGCAACCACAGCAATGGTGCGCAGCGCCTTCGCCATTGCTTAGAGCCTCCAGGCCGCGGCGATGTCGCCAAGGTTGATGTCCATCACCGCCATGAGATGCGCGTCCGGATGCCAGCCTGCGAATTTGCGCGGAGCGATGTTGACCAAAAGGCAATCGAGCCAGCTGTCGTTGCCCTCCTCGTCCCCGGGGATTGCCGCGAGATCGCCAAGCCGCATCTCGGCCGGGGCAATGCGGGGCAGCAAGCTGTCCATCAGGGCGATCACACTTTCAAAGCCGCGGCCGTCGAGCTCACGCCGGGCCCGCAGGGCCGATCGCAGCGGCGGCATCGAGGGCGGCTTATGCCCCATCTGGCGCATCTGGAATCGGACGAGGTGCAGACACGTGGTGCTCTTGCGCCAGTTGAACGGCTTGCCGCTGTACCGACGCATGGTGGCAGCGGTCGCAATCCGGCGCCGTTCAAGTTCGGGAAGCTGAGAGGTCATTGCCGCACCACGTTGATAATGCTGTTGAGAACGTCGCTGCCGAAGCCGCCACCGCCACCACCGCCGCCGCCACCGAACGCGCGGACCGGCGCAGCCACGCCCCAGGCTATCGGCATCTTCAGGCCGATCGCGTTGTCGTGACCCAGCTCCCCGGGCCAGATCGACTTGTGGAAGTTGGGCGACAGCGTGTTGCCGATGTTTCGCTCGAACAATCGTTCGGCGGTCGAGACGATGCTGATCGGCAGCAACCGCTCACCCTTGCCAACGCGAATGCTGGTCTGATCGACCTGCCCTTCGAAGGCGAGATCGGGCGTCCCGGTGATGACGCCGGTCGCAGGATTGAACTCGGCGATCCAGAATCGCGCGCGCGATTGCTGAAAGCTGGGCTGGGATAGGTCGGCCGCCGCCGTTGAACTAGGCGGCTGCAGGGTCAGCTCGAGTGCGGGCACTTCATCTCCCATGCCCTCGCTCAGCGGCTCGAGCGAAGCGATGTTGCCAAACACCGGATCGCTGCTCTGATAGGTTTCCCCTTCGAAGACGAAGAAGCCGCCATCGCAGAGCCGCACAGTGTGATCCGGAAACTCGATCTTGAGCAGCCCGGTGATGGCGACCATCAGGCGAACTCCTCGATCATGAAGCCAACCTGCACCATCCGGTCCACGCGGATTGCCCAATCCGTGCTTTCGCCTTCCGGGAAGCCGTCGATCATTGGCTGCGCGACATTGACCACAGCGCCATCGGGGAAAGGAAAACGCAGCGGCGGGACGATGCTGACAGTCGCCTGCCCGGATCCGTTGGCGGTTACGGCGTTGGTGACGTTGTGGAGGAAGTGGTTGCCCCCGCCGATGATGCTGATCCAGTACCCTTCGCGGAACTGATAGCCTGGCGTCAGCGCCCGCAGCGCGATCGCCGTCCCGGCTTGGCCGGCACCGTTCACGACCGGACTGCCGGGCGACCCCTGACTGATACCCAGCAGCGGCCACGGCAGGCGGATGAAGCTCGACTTGGCGCGAAGCAGGCGGGACACGAAGACGCGGGCCTCGTCGGGCTTCATAAGGGGGAAGCTGATCGCGGCCCTGAAACGGTTGCCAGGTCGATCGACGCGCACCGTCCGCGCGCCCAGCGCACCGCGCAGGTTCGCACCGAAATCAATCATCCCAGCCTGGGCATCGTTGGGTGCTGGCGACGAAGGGAGCGTGATCATGAGCCGATCCGCCTGCTCTGCCGCTGGGCAAACCGCGCGGCGGTCACCTTGGCGCTGCCGTCCATTATCGCCGGCGCGGCTCCTGCCACCGTCCGCCCGATGCGGGCTTCGACGATGTCGGTTCGCTCATCCAGGATGATGCGAATCGCCTGACTGCCGGCGTCGCGCAGCTCGTGGTTGGGCACCACGCGGCCGCCGCGCGGTACCTGCAAGATCTCGGGCCCGCGTTCGCCGACCTTCATCAGTCCGCCGGGGTGATACGCGGTGCCGTTGGCGTTGCCCGGAATCGGAGAGTTGATGTTCCTGGCAATGTCCTTGCCGAACAGCCCCATGCCCCCGAGCTGCAAACCAAGGCCGATCACGCTACTGAGGATGTTGAGGAAGCCGCCGCCCTGAATCGCATTGATCATGCGGTCGAGCGCCTGCACCGACTTGTCGGCCATCTCTTTGAAGCTCTCGGAGATCCGGACCGTCTTTGTGCGAGCAGCGTCAGCGGCAGCGCCGAGCTGCTCCTGAAGGTCATCCATCTGCTTGCCGAAGTCGACCAGCGGCGTGTCGCGCGCCAGCCATTTGGAAACGGTCGCGTCGCCAAGACTTTGCGTTCGGTTAAGGAATGCCTCGCGCTCGAGCAGGCTGATCGCCCGCTCCTTCTGGGCGTCGGACAGGCGCGACGTCTGGATCGCCGCCATCTCTTCGGCAAACTTCCGGCTCGCGGCCTGGTACGGGAACAGCCGATCGTAGAGGGCTTGGAACTCTTGAGCGGCGTCCTTTGCAGATTTGCCCGCGCCGCGTAGCTCCTTGCTGAGACCGGAGGTCGCAGCTGTCGCGCCGCCTACTGGCGCCTTCATCGTATCGGCGGCCTTGCCGGCCTCCTCATAGGCCTTGTCCACCAGGACCAATTCCCGGCGCAGGCGGATGAGCTCTTTGGTATCTTCGGCATCGACAGCGTCGGCGATGAAGTTGACACCGGTCGCGCGGGCAACGCGCTGCGAAAGCGATGGGGCCTGCGGGGTTTCGAGCACTCCGATCCGCGCCTGCAAAGCCCTGCGTTGCACAGCGAAGTCCGCCGATCGCGCCTGCGCCGCGGCCTTCAGCGAAGTGATCAGACTGTCCGTCTTGGCCTTCGCCTCCGATTGCGAGTTGGCTAGTCCGATGAAGGCGGCGCTGAGAATGCCCACAGCGGTCGCGACGGCCACGAACGGATTCGCGATCAATGCCGCAGCGAGCCCGCGCATCGCACCACCCGCAGCGCCGGCCGCAAACGAGAACGCGGTCATCCCGGCGACGTAAGCCGCTTGCGCGATGCTGGCGACGAGGAGCGCGGCACGGTAGGCAATGATGTTCACGATCAATGGCGTGAGCGCCTGCACCAAGCGGACCAGTGAGCTGCCAAACTCCAGTGCGCCCTGCGCCGCCGCGAGGATTTGCTCGCGGTTGCGCAGCACCGCATCCCGCAGCTGAAGAATGTACGGCAGCAGCGCCTCGCCGATCGTATCGCCGATTTGCCCCATGATCACTTGGAATTGTCGGAAGGGCGAAGCATTCGACGCTGCGTCAGCGGCACCGGAGAACTGCCGTTCGACCTCTTTGAGGATCACTCCTTGTGCGCCGGCGACATTGCCAGCCTCGACCATCGCCTTGATCTGGGCCTTCTGCTGTTCGGTGAATTGCACGCCAACCCGGGTCAGCGCGGCGATGCCCTTGATCGGATCATTGAGCGCCTTGCCCAACATGATCGCTGCCGCCTGCGGTTCGCCGCCAAGACGGGTGGCCATGTCGACCGCCGCCTGCTGCGCGCGATCGAACTCACGGCCAGCGACATTGCCGAAGGTAAGCAGCTGAGCGGTAACCTGCTTGAGGATCACGTCGGCATCGAACAGCGAACGCATTTCCAGCTGGTCAGCTGTCTTCGCCAGCTCGCCAGCGGTTTTGCCCGACGCGTTGCCCATTGATGCTAAGGCCGCGCTGACATCGGCGATCGCTTGGCGTTGCGCAATCGCGCCATCGATCGAATTTTTGACAATCGCCGCCAACGGTATCGCCACCGCCAGCTTCTTGCCGAAATCCGCGATATCCTTCGCTCGGCGTTCGATCGACTTTGTCGTTTTCGCGACATCGCGTTCGGAGCGGGCGAGGCCTTCCTGAAGAATGCCATGCTCGACCGCGAGCCGGATCAGCAGGGAACCGATCCTGATCGCCATGCCGCTATCCTTCCACTTTTTTGATCGAGATCTTTGCTCCCCGCGCCTGCAGGTCTTGCAGGGCGAGGATCATGTCGCGCACGGTACGCTTGGGCTGCGGCCGGACTTTCGCCAGCCACTCATCGAGAGGGGCAAGCTTGCCGCCGCTCGCCATTGTCTGCATCTGGGCAGCGAACCACTGGACCGCGATCTGTTCCTCGATCGCGATCTGCCGAGCCTTGGCATCGGCCTTCATCGCGGCCGCAAAGGTGGCCGGGGTCTGCCGCCAGAACTCGGCCTCAGTTCGCCCGGAGGCGAGCCATCGGCCGAGCAGGTCTAGCCAGCCTTTGCGGCGGCTTTCCGCTGTCGACGGTTGCCGACCGGTGTCGTCTTCCCGTTTCCCTCAGCGTCCTCATCGTCGGCGCCAAGCCCCCTGGCGATTGCCCAGAGCACAACCACCAAGGCGGACTGGAGGCCGATGTCGCCGATGATGTCGCCGACTTCCTCAATCGTCAGTTCGTGCTGTCCGGACAAGGCATGGAAGAGCAGCAGGCGGATCCGCGAATTGTAGCGGCCGCCCAGCGCCGCGAGCACCTTTTCAGGATCGCTTGCATTCGCTTCATCCATCTGGCCGAGGAACGGCGCGGCGATCGAGTAGAAGCTGTCGCCGGTTTCCTCCTCGATCGCGCAGGTGGAGTTGAAATCAAAGCGAGCGATCCACTCTACACCGAGCGCGGTGAAGCGCTTTTCGTCGAGCCTGCTCATTACGCGGGCTCTTCGATGGCTGCGGCGTCAACCGGCTTGAGCGTGATTTCGAAGGTGCGCTTGGCGTCCTTCGGATTCATCCGCTTCAGGTTGTAGAACAGCCCGCTGCCTTCGCAGTGGTAGACGTCTGCGCCTTCCTGCAGGATGATGCGATATTCGCAGGCACCCTCTTCGTCGTCGGCCGACTGGAGGAGAGCGTCCGAGGCCGAGTTGATGACATAGTTGCCGCGGATGGTGATCGGCACCCCGTCCTTCAGCGGGAGCTTCTTCCACTCCTTGTATTCCTCGGTGTCGAAGCTCGACGTCTCGTAAAGCTCGCGCTCGGCCGAGGTCGGCAGCTCGGGGATGTCATCGACTTCGGCGACTTTGGTCAGGGCGCCTGCGCCGATCTTGATCCACAGCTCCGAACCGAAGCCGTGCGTAGTCTTGGAAAGTGCCATCGGCTGTCTCCTAGTTGTGCCAGATGATGAGGTCGGTCCGGTCGCGGCAGATGCGGCCGGTTGTGGTTCGCTCGGCGTCGGACCCGCCGCCGTCGACGAAGCTTTGCAGGAAGATGACGCCGTCCTGTTCGCCGGCTGCGACCAGCACGGGGATGACCGCTTTGCGCAGGGCAACCGCCGTTTTCTTGTCCGGCGCGAGGCAGTTCACCTGCACCCGCGTTGGCCAGAAGGGATCAAAGCCGTCATTGTTCTGAGGCTGCGCGTCCGTGATGGTCTGCAGCATGATCGCGGGAAGCGGCGCATCCGGTGCGCGTTCGTCCCATTCGATGTTCTGACCAGCGATGGCAGCAACGGCGCTATTGGCCATCAGCCGCAAAACCACGGCCTCTTCCCAGCTCATGCCCGCCCTCGCTTCTTGGCGAGCCGTGCAGCGACCCGTTCGATCTCCGGGCCCGCAACTTCGCCAAAGCGGCGGATCGTAGCTTCGCCCTCGGTATCGAAGGCAGGTCGCATGAACGGCTCAGCCCCTTTTTGGGGCGTGCCGAATTCTGTCATTGGACCCACGCCGGCCACGCCGGGGTCACGATAGGTGACGCCGCGCCTGCCCTTTGCGCGCTTCTTCCGGGGCACGATCATTGCCGGCTGTTCGTTGATATCGATCCCGATCACGATGCCGAACTTGGGGCTGTCCACCTTCTCGCCCTTGGCGGCCGCCATCTTGATCGATCGCCTCAGGTCACCCTTGTCGACCGGTACGCGCGCCTGTGCCGCCTCCAGCATTGGGCGGCCCGCTTTGCGCAGCGCCGCGCGGAGCGCGGTCCGGACGGCTTTGGGTTCACCCAGCTCGCGCAGCGCCGATTGGAGATCAGCCAAGCCGGAGACCTCGATCTTCATGGCGCGCACCATTCTTCACCTGTGCCCTCGACCAGCAACTCCACGCCTTCGCGCCGGCCGATCTCGAGCGGTGGTTGCAGCAGCTCGTAACGCTGGCCGTCGATTGCCACGGCGTCGGCCGCCGTGAGGGTGCGGCTCAGACTGTCCCAGCGCAGCCAGAGCGAATAGCGGCCAAAGCTGCGCCGCCCCTCGCCCTCGCTACGTTCGCCGCCCGGCAGGGGCTTGCGTGAGGCCCAACGGTTTCCGAGTGTCGTCCAAGTCTCGACTCTTTGCAGGCCGTCATGAGTGAGCTCGCGCCGCAGCAGTGTGATGCGGCGTTCGAGGTTGCCAGACTTGAGCATCTCAGCCGGTCACCGCGCCCATCGCGGCGATCGTCTGGCGCAGGCCCCATGGGACCTCGGTCACGATGTTGCCGACGTTGACCGTCTCGCGCGTGCCGTACCAGTGTGCGATCAGCTGCAGCGCGGCGGTGCGGAAGATCTCGGGCACGTCAGCGGGAGCGGGGCCGTAGCCCGCGGTCCAGGTGACTGTGACCGCATCCGGCCGCGTCGCGGTCTGCGGCCAGGTTGCGCCATCCTGCAGCTCGATCGCCGGGCCGAGCGCGGTGGTGACGAGGTGGAAGGCAGTGAAACTCTGCTCGCCGCCGAGTGTGTCGCGGTAGGTAACGACCGGCGGGGTGCGGACGGTGCCGAGTGGAAGGGGCAGCAGGTCGCCCTCGGGGAAGTCGGAGAAACGCTGGCGCCATTGCTGGTCGACCAGCGCCCGGCCGAGCAGTCCGGAATAGCCATCAAGCGTATTCGTCGCTGAAAGGATTAGCGACCCGAGCAGCAGATCTTCCGCGATCTCGTCTTCCTCGATCCGCAGGTACTGCTTGACCTCAGCAAGTGTGATCAGGGCGGTTGCCGGAGCGGTCACCCGCTCCGGCTTTTGCGCGCGCATCGGTTAGTCGCTGACGCGGGCGATGTCCGCGACGGTGGTGTGATCGACCACCGGCCGGCGACGCGGCGTGAGCAGTGCGATCACCGACCCGTAGGCGATGTTCGCAGTGAGCGAGGTGCGCACCGCTTGGACGAAGCGCTTGCCCGGGTTGCGGACTTCGACGATCAGGAGCTTGTCGTTGACGTCATCGTTGGCCACGCTGGTGACGGTGGCGACGGCACCGGTGATCGCGGCCATGCCGCTGTCGCTGTCTGCGTCGTTGCTCTCGATGGTGAGAGCGGCAACGCCAGTGGCGACGCTGTCGGTGATAACCGCGATGAAGGTGACGCTCTCGTAATCGTCCATGTCGATGCGGTCGGAGCTGTTGTCGATCGTCGCGCCGGCGGCGACAGGCGCGCCGACTTCGCGGATCTCGATGTTTTCAGTGATGGTGTGCATTGAAGCCTCCATTGGGGAGCTGGGGAAAGCAAAAGGGGCGACGTCAGTGACGCCGCCCCTCGCGGAATGTGGGCTCGGCCTTAGGCCGAGAACTGCATCGCCTTCAGCGCCTCGAAGTTCACTACCCCGCCGCCGACGCGGCGGGTCGAATAGAACTTGACGAAGGGCTTGCTGGTGAAGGGATCGCGCAGCGTGCGCGTGCCCTGGCGTTCGACGACCTGATAGCCTTCGCGGAAGTTGCCGAACCACAGCGAGAGCGAACCCGCCGCCGGAGCGTCGAGATCCTCGGCGCGCACGATCGGGAAGCCGGCCAGCTGCTCGGGCTCGCCAAGCACAAGGCTCGGCTGCCAGAGGTACTGACCTTGGCCGTCCTTGAACTTGCGGATCAAGGTGACGATCTGCCGCTTGGTGACGAAGGTCGCACCCTGAAGGTAGGCGGACTTGAGCAGGCCGATGAGATCGTGGATACGGTCGGCCGGATTCGACGCGACAAATGCGCCGTTCGCGCCCGACTTCACGAAGCCGATCTTGCCCCAGGGGACGCCGTTGCCCTCGTCGGCCTCGACCTCGTAGCTGGCGAAGCCGCGCGGCTTGCGGATCCCGTTGCCCTTGACGAAGGCGAGGTTCTCGATGCGGCCGAAGCGCATGCCCACCTTGTCACCCAGCCAAGCTTCGACGTCGACCGAAGCGTCGTCAAGCAGCTTCTGCGTGGCGCGCGGCTCGGCATACATCTCGTGCACCGGAATTTCCCACTCGCCCAGCTTGGGCGTGCCGGTCTCGGATCGGCTTTCGGTCTCTCCGACCCAACCCGCGCCGGCTTCCTCGAGGTCCTCCGACCCTTCCAGCTTGTCACTGGAAATGGCCTGGACATTGGCGATCGCGCGGATGTCGCTGGTCTCGAAGATCTTCTTGACCATGCGCCCGGTGGTATCGGGGGTGACGAGGTAGCCGCCGTCCGCATCCGAGCCGACCGACATCGCCTTCAGCTCGTCCGCGTCGAGCGCGTCCTTGCCGAGCCGCATATGCTTTACGGCAACCGCGCGGTACTCGTCGAAGGCCTTCTGGTCGAGCGGGGTGAAGTTGCGCTTACGGTCCGCCGCAATGGCAGCCGCCGCCAGGTTGAACTCCTTCAGCTCGAGCGCACCCTTCGCGGCGTCGCCGTCGCCCTTGATGTCGTGGCGCTGGAGGCGCAGCTCGAGATCTTCGCGCTCCTTGCGCTCTGCCGCGATCGCTGCTTCGAGTGCGGTCTTCGCCTCGGTCGCGGTGTTGAGCTGCGTGTCGATTTTGCTGAGACGTTCGAGCAGGACCGGGTCGGCGGTGCCCTTCTTCTTCAGCTCGGCCATCTCTTCGGAGTGGCTGGCCTTGAACGCCTCGACCGCCTCGGCGATCTGCTTGATGGCAATGGCCGGATCGGTCGGGAGGCCCGCGTCCTTCTGTTCGAGGGGCGCGAAGGAGCTATCCTGCTCCAGCAGGTTCTTGGTCTTCATGGTCTTTCCTTTCGGGAGTGGAGGTCAGCGAACCTGCAGCGCTTTCAGCAGGTCGGTGGTCGCGTCGTTCAGACGCTGGAGCTGATCATCACCCTCCCGGTGATCGATCGCCGTGAAGCCTTTGGCGACGATCGCCTTGGCTTCGTTCGAGGAGAAGCCCGCATCCCGCAGGGCGCTCTCCGCATCTCGGATGGTCAGCCCGCCGCCCGATTTGATCGAGCCGATGCGGGCCTTGGGGTTGGCCGGGAAGGTGACGAGGCTGATCTCGACCAGTTCGACCTCGTGCAGTGTCCGGCGCGGTTCCTCGGGCTTGGTGCCCATGGTGAACTTCTTGGCGCGGTAGCCGATCGACAGGCCGGTCAGCGCCGGCCGCGGCTTCATCTTCATCAGGCCCAGCGCCTCGTTGCCGCGCTGGGTGTCGGCGATCACGCCGGTGACGAGGAGCCCGTTGTCGTCCTCGTCCATCTCGGTGTAGATCCCGACCGGGGTCAGATCGTCGGCCGACATCGCCCAACCGCCGTGCTGCATCAGCATCGCCGGCCAGTTGCCGGTGCGCTTGGCCTCGCGGATCGTTTTCTTGAAGGCGCCCTTCTCGATCACGTCGCCGTAGGAATCGAGGTTGCCGAACACCGCGCCGTAGCCGGTGAAGGTGCGCCCTTCCTGCCCGTCGTCGCCGGCGAACTTCACCTCGCGCAGCGGAAACTCGCTGCGCTGGATCCCGCCCGACTTCACCTCGATCAGGCCGCGCTCAATTGTCCGCATCGTCTTCCTCGTCGTCAGGCGAGCCGGGATCGGCTGCCGGGTTCATTGCGCCGCGGCTTAGCTCGTCGGCCGGGCCGCCGCGCGGCGCAAGCTCCTCGAGCCCGCGGACTTCGTCCTGCGTCATCCACGCCGGCGTGCCGCCCGCGCCCAGCGCCTTGGCGTAGAAGTCCCCGCGATCCTTCGCCGCGCCGCGCATCAGCGCGTTGGGATTGAACTTGGTGTAGAAGCCCGCCGCGCGCTCCTCGGGGGTCAGCAGGTTGACGTCGGCCGATTGCTCGAGCCGCTCGTACCAGGGCATCAGGGTGTGCACGACGTGAGCGAGGAACATCTGCTCCGCGCTGGCATAGGTGGCTGCCTTGTCGGACTGGCCGACCATGATCGGCATCACCCGCATCGCGCGGCAGACCTCCTCGACCTGGTAGCGCCGGGTCTCGAGGTGCTGGGCGTCGACCCCGGACATCGAGGTCTTCTCGAACTTCGCTTCGTTGTCGAGCAGCAGGGTCTCGCCCTCGCGCGGGCCGCCCGCCTTGTACTGGTCCATCCAGGCAGCGAGCTGGGCGAACTTCTCGGGCGAGAGCTGCGGCTTGACCGTGTAGATCCCCGAAACCCGCGCCCCGCCCTTGTGCAGGTCCGCATGCGCGCTCTCGGTGGCAAGGCTCAGCCCGATCGCCTCACGGGCAAGCCGGGTGATGTCGAGCCCCAGCCAGCTGTTCCAGCTCGGCCCGCGCACGTGCCAGACATCCTCGGCCGGGATCTCTCGTTCGCTGCCGCCTTCGGGGCGGTAGTGGTACCGGAGGCGGCGGCTACCGTCCTGCTCGACCCGCATGTAGCCTGGCTCGAACGGTTCGATCGCGGCCAGCCTGCGCGCGCTGCCCACCCGCAGCTTCTGCAAGAAGGCATTGCCCCCGAGCACCGTGTGGAACATCAACGTCTCGCGGAACTCGAAGCTGGTCTGCCACGAGTTCGGCCGGCGATAAAGCAGGTCGTAGACCGGGTGGTCCGTCGCCTCCATCCGCCCGGGGCCGCCCACATGCACCTTCCACGGCACCTGCGACACGCCTTCGGCGATGACCCGCGCGCAGGCGAGCATCGTCATGACCTGCAGCGCGCGCTCCCAGGTGACCCGCTCTCCGGACCGCGACATGCTGCCGCGCGACATGATCCGCAACAGATCCCGGCTCGACATCTTCGCCTCGCCGCCCGAAGGCGGAGCGAGCAGGCTCCCGAGAAATCCTCGCATCAGATGCGCCGCGCCGCCGCCAAGCTCACCGCAAGGCAAAGCAGCCCGGCCACGATCATGGCCGAGGGGCGGTGGATCATGTCGACACCCGCAACGAACAGCGCAGCGCCAATCCCGGCAGTGATGTCAGGCGCGATCGCGCGCACAAACGCACCCGCCCGCTCGGAGAGAGGCGGCTGCGGCGATTTCAGTGTCATGCGTTCATTACCTCCCAGAACGACTGGGTTGATTCATTGCCGACCATTGACGCGCCCAGCGCCATGATCAGCGCGACTGGGTTGTCGATCTTGGCCTCGGCCCGCGGCTTACGCGGGTAGACATTGTCCTTGGCGTCCAGCGTCGCGACGACGTTGTTCATTTGCCATTCCATGACGGCGCAGCCGCCATGCGCGATGGTGCCGGCGCGGGTGACCGCGTCGAGCTCCTTCATCGGCTCGCTCATGTTGAGCACGATCTGCCGGTACTCGAGCATCGGCATCCCCGCCTTCAGGGCGGTGGTGACGAAGTAGTTCGCCTGATGCGGGTCGTAGGGGACCTGCTCCAGCTGCAGGATCTTGCTGATCTCCTCGAGCTTCAGCAGGATCTCGTCGTAGTCGATGATGTTGCCCGGGTTAGCGGACAGCAGCTCCTTGCTGTGCCAATCGGTGTAGGACGGGTTGTTCGACACCGTCTCCTCGGGCAGGAAGTACCAGCCCGTGCGAATGTACGGATCGTCCGGTGTCGCCTTGCTGCCCTCGGGCAAGATCAGTAGCTCGAGCGCCGCAATGTCGATCTTCGACGCAAGGTCGAGCCCGGCGATCGCCCTCCTCCCGCGCAGCCGCTCAAGCGCAAGCACGTCGTCCGCGCGCGGCGGGAGCCAATCGCGTTGACAGCGTCGCCACGCCTCGATGTCAAAGTAGGCCGATCTGGCCGCAACCCAGAGATTGAGGTGCTTGGTCTTGAAAACCCCGGCCTTGCGCGGAGTGCGCACGGCAGATCGCTGCTGCCCGAACAGGAAGTCCTCGAGCACCGAGATACCCATGTTCGGGTTGGCCTTGCGCAGTGCGCGCTCGGACTTCC